ATGGGCCTGGCCCTGCTTGCCGCAGTATCTCCGGCCTCGAGTCGAGATGATTCGAGCTTCGTCACTGGACGGACCTACGAGATCACAGTTCCCTCCGGTTGCGACTTTTGGGTGCTGTCCTTCAAGTCCTCGACCGCCATGGGCCTAGAACCTTCGATGTGCTCTCACAAGCCCGGTCAGGACAAGTCTGAGATCGAAGCATTGTTCGACAGTAACCCTAGCCTGTACCCGAAATTCACGAAGACGACCAAGGTGGAGTTGGTGGCCCAGATCACTGAGGCCGTGGCTGTGAAGTTCACTCAGGCCGACGGATCACCGGCACGGGGGTGGATTGCCTGGAACCGGATCGAAGTTCCCAAGGACACGCTTATGAAACTCGATGCAGAACGGGCGGCTGCCAAGGAGTCTTCCAGGCAGAGTCGGATGCAGATGGAAAAACTGATCGCCTCGATGCCCAGGATTGTCGGTAAAAGCGGGACTGTACTGGTGGCGACCTCAATGGATTGTGTCAGGGATCTCCAGAAGATCTCCGCTTTCACCAAGCTGAATGGGTTCGGGGTTGAAGCCCGAAAGAAGAACGCGGAATTCATTGCCATGGGCTGCGGGTTTGCTCTCGATGTCGGGACTGTTCTGGTCGGAGCTGAACGAGACGGCCCTATCGTGAGCTTCATCGGGACTACTGCGGAAGAGTTGAAACTCGGCATTGTCCTGGCAGAGAACGTACTCTGGCCAGGTCGTCCAGTGGCACAAGTTCCATCCAAGCGTGTTCCGGCAAAGGCTTCGGCCTCAAAGAAATAACATCACCCGCAGACGCAGAAAGAGCCCCGGCTTTCGCCGGGGCTCGCATCGGGAAGGAAACTGGATTATGCTCTTGTCGAGTGGATCGTGGTTAGTGACGCGGTCCGCTTGGCGGAGGAGCAACACCTCCGGCCCTGGCCGTGATCGTGAACACGATGCGAAGGGAGGCCCAGAGCGGATCTGGGCCTTTCCTTTGAGGTAGTGCCTGGTCTATGCTGGTGCCGAGTGGCTTGGGCTGGCCGGCCCGATCCACTCACCAGGGAGGCACCCCTGGTTGAGTTCGAATCTTCAGCAAGAGGGCGGAGAGGGGCTCAGCGCATAACTTTGAGCCCCTCTTCGTTTATGCAAGCTACTGGTATTTGATCGTCAGGGTTGCGATGTGGTCTGTTGTGTACCCATATAGGTAGCATGACTGTTGCCAACTAGCATTGTTGTTGAACAACAACACCATATTCATACCAGATGTCCATCCTGGCAGATTGACAATCTCTTGGATAATGCTTTTTAAGTCTGGAGACACCTTAGTATCATAGGTGGACGCGTAGGGTATTGACCAAACAGTGGAAGCTGTCGTCTTTGGTCTTCCTGTCAGATTGGAGAAATCATTGGTAAACGGTGTTGGCGAGATAGATTTCTGGCCATAAACGAGTACCTGCGTGACACCTGTCCCCATTCCGTTGAGGTAATACGCAGACAAAACCGCACTAATAATTGTCGCTCCGGCCGGAATTGAGGTGTTTGGGAATCGCATCCCTCCATACTGGTCACCCCCTAAATTATTCCCAACAGAAAAGCCCGAAGTTGGGGTATATGCGGCCCCGTTTCCTGCCCCTACATCATCGGATGTACTTTGTGGGCTGAGTACCACCGTGACAGGAACTGCGATCTTCGGCCGGATAAGCGTCCCATGGAAGGCAGCAGCCGTGACCTGAGCCGGGCTGGGGCTCGTAAGCCCCAGCAGGAACATGACAACTATGCAGGATCTCACTGGATATCTCCCGCCAGGGCAAAGGTGTCCGTTGCGTAAGAAACCAGCGTGGCGATGGCATAAAGCCCTGCCGTTTTGGTCAGGGACTGCCTCTGCCTGATCGTTGTTCCGGACGCGGTCGGTGTAACCGCGCCGGCCCCGAGTTGCACCACCAGACAGTTGAATCCAACCCCCAGCCCGGATGGAACGGTGAGCGTGACGGCCGCAGAGTTGTTGAAAGTGACGACCTTGCCGTTGTCGCTGGCCAGCAGCGTGTACGTGGTCCCGGTCTGAGCGTTGATCGAGGCAGACGGGCTAGCTGCAGAGGCGGATATCACTCCGGAGGAGATCGTGATGTTGGTTCCAGCCGTGAGCGGGGCTTGATAATCCGTTCCGGCCACGGCGATCTTAGGCACGCCCGTGCCTGTCGTGTTCATGAGCAAGCCTGAGGGCAACCCTGCCAGGGAAGTCCCGTTGATGCGGCTGACCGTCATTGCCAGAGATCCGGCTGCATTGGTCACGTCCCCGGTGAGCGCGGGGAATGTAGACGTGGGAATTACCGACACTGCCGTGAATTGTCCAAGTGAGTTTATGCCTGTCAACGGGGAAGAAGCTGGCGGGAAGGCTCCGTTTACATAATTGGTGTCCATAGACTTTAGCAATGGGCTGTCAACTACGTAGTAGGTTCCGTCGTACACCAGTGATACCCACGCCCCCACTTTAAGATCCCCGGCGTTCAGGCCGTAGGATCCCCATTTGACGATGGTCTTGGCGGCCCCGCCATTCACAGAAAGAGTCGCTGAAGACACATTTGCCACGTCGACTTTTAACAGTACGCGGTCTCCCGCAGACACAGGGCTAAGCGGAGACTCGTTACAGGTGTACGCCACGCCCGAGCCGGACGCCGCGATGCACTTCAGTCCTGCTGAAAGACCGGATGCTGGGAGCATACCGACGGTGATGTTGCCGCCGACTGTAGCCTGCTGAAGCGCCATGCCAAAACCGCCGGTGGAGGCCAATGATCCCCCAGTGCCACCATGATCAACGGCGACGATCCCGGTGACATGATCCACGGTGCCCGTTGGCGTGGCGTAGTCAATTCCCACCAACGCATCGACCAGCTGGTGGCTGGCATTGGTCTTCTGCAAGGCGCCGCTGCCGGAAAGCGAGCCACCGTTGACCTTGGCGACGTTCGGGCTGGGATAAGTCCCGCTCAAATCTCCTGACGCCGTTCCCGTCGGCGCCGATCCGCCGCCGGATCCGCAAGCTGATCCTGCGTCACCCAATCCAGACGCTGTCCAGGAGACGCAATTGCCCGCCACACCAAGTGCCGAGGCCGCAACCGGTCTCGACCCATTCCCCCACATCAGCAGGTTGATCGTGTTCGTCGTCCTGGAGAAGGGTGAGGCGAACGTCAGGGGCTGCTCGTACAATCCGGCCATCGCGGTTACGGCCCGGGCGGGAGTGAAGTACAGGTTGCCGGACTCAGTGATCTGAGCCGTCGTGCTGGGGATTGCCGGCCAAGTCGCGGGAGCGCCGGCGATGACGGTCTGATAAATCCCAGCCATCGCCGATTTTGCCCGGTCTGCGGTGAAGTACAGGTTCGTGCCTTCAGGCAGTGCCGTTGTAGAGGTTGGAACGCTGGCCACCGACGCTCTGGTAGCGTCGGTTGGGTGGACGTGATCCTCCCTCGCATATTTGACAGACACCCCGGAGGTTGGCGAACCGTCCATGACGGCTCCCAGTGTAGAAGGGGCAGGGATGGCCGGGGTGTTGCTCAGATCAAGATAGCTGCCCGAGGTAGCTACGGCTGCAAAAGATGGCCAGGTTGAGGGAGCCCCGGTAATACCGCTCCCGCCAGTGCCGGGGATGCCCTGGATTCCTTGTGGGCCGGTTTCCCCGGTGTCACCTTTGTCGCCCTTTACTCCTGGGATACCCTGGGGACCCGTTAGGCCTTGAATGCCTTGATCACCTTTCACGCCCTGGATGCCTTGTGGGCCAGGATCGCCCTTGTCACCCTTGATACCTGTGCCGTCTCCGCCCGAGGGCACATCTGCCAGGGTGATGTAACCAGCCGGGTTGCTGGCATCGTAAGGCACGTAGCCAATTGCATCCCGAAGCATCTGAGGTGTGACGCTGGTGGTGTTGCAGGCGCCGGGGCGGTAGGACATCCCCAGCTTCACGATGCACTGGCCTTCTTCGGCCTCGGCCGAGTTGATCTGCTCCAGGGAGACCATCCCTGCCGGTGAAAACACCCTCTCCCCTTGCTGAACCGCTTCCAGCTTCAGCGAGACGGAACTGGAAGGCACTAGCCAGGTCTCGGTCCAGCTCCTCCCAATGAAGGGCTTGAAGGTGAGGTGGTAGACGTTGGCCTGGCCGTTGAGGGCCTGGCAGGCATCGTTGGCAGCCAGGGAGATGTTGATGACGCCATCCACGATGTGGAACGTGGACTGATCCAGGGCATACGGAGCATGGTTGCAGACCAGGTTGGGTGCTGATACGACGATATCCCCTTTCCACAGCCCGTTCTGTGTCCGGAGCGTGTCCTGGATGGTGGTCTTGTGGGCCTGGGCCGACGCCAAAGCGGCGGCCAGACACACCAGTAGCATGAGTCTCTTCATAGTCAAAACCTCAGATGTTGGTTGGGATCCTACTTGCCGAACAGGCGCGCGATCGCAAACGTTCCTAATCCGCCGGCCAGAGTGTAGACGAGGGGCAGCAAGCGGGTCACCCAGACTGAACTCTCGGAATCTTTGCCCTGTTGCTGGGCCACATAAGCTTGCACCGGGGCTAGCAGCGGGCAATTCAGTTCCCGCTCGGCCAGCCGGATCAGAATCGCGCCCAGCTTCTCTTCGTGCTTGATCACCGTGCCGTTCTGTTTATCCAGGCGGGCGACGACGTTTTTCGTCTCCACCGTGTTGGAGGCTACTTCAGCCCGGAGATCACCGAGGCATTCAAGGATCCGGCTGACTGTATCTTCGGGCATCACGCTTCTCCTTATGCGGCCAGTGGTTTGAATCGGGAAATTCGCTGATCGGTGTGGCCTTGCTGCTGGTACAGAACCGTCCAGCCTAATGCCCAGGGGCGGGGAGACTGAATCTTGGCGCTGCCGATGTATTCTTCGTCCTCGCACAGGCAGCCGCCTTCAATCAGCAAAACCCCGAAGTCGCCCATGACAGACCCGCCTTGATGGGTGTGAGCTTGTACAACGGTTCTTACGTCGTGGACCAGGCCCTTGGGTTCCGCGAACGATTTGAGCCAGTGGCTGACGTTGCCGGCGGCTTTGAGCGGGATCTTCGAATATGCCTCGGCATGGGTGCAGACGGCATCCCCGACTTGATGCAGGAAGTCGAACTTGGCGCCACCGGAGGTGGGCGCCTGGATGAGCTCTACGTTGTCGAGCCCGTAGACCAGGAACTGCAGGGGATCCATTGCCGCCGGGGCTACCAGGTCGAGATACTCGATCATCTCCAGGGGCAGCTGCTCGGCCATGAGCTTCCTCGGCCGGGCATCGTGGTTGCCGCCCAGGATGCGGATGCGCTTGAAGTTCTGGGACAGATAGCAGAGTAGAGCCTGGGCCTCCGCCATTTCGATTTGGATGTTGGTGACCCGTTTCCGCTTCGGCCAGTGGGAGGCCGACCACCAGGTCACGATGTCGCCGTTGAGAATCAGTAAATCCGTGTCGGACGCTTCCTCCTTCACCAGTTGGGCGACAGCTGCCTTGGATTGGAAGGGGCAGTGGAAATCACCCGCAACAACGATCTTCTGGATCTTCGCCGGACGGCCGGGGCCGCGTCTCCGGGAGAGCGGCCCGGCCTGATAACCGATAAGATCTCGATACGACTTGTATGCGGACTGGAAGCAGGCTTCCACGGTTACTCCTACTTTTTCGGGGCTACGACATCGGCCACGTCTGCGGTGAACCCGGCCCATTTGGCGAGGGCGGGATATTTCCCGACGAGGTAGCCGTAAAGTGTCAGCAGCACCACGCCGGTAGCCTTGGCGAGTTCCAGCACCGCCGCCTGGTCGTGGAACTGGAAGCCGGCATAGGCGAGCATCCAGTTGATGTTGTTGGCGAGCAGCGCCCCCACTACGAGAGTCAGGGCGTTACTGCCTTTGTTGCCGTCCAGCAGGTGTTTGACCACCCGGTTGATGAGCATGTTTTTGAGCGGATTCATGCAAGCACCTCCAGAGATCGATCAGTTGATTGCCAGCCCACGGCGTTATCGCGCACCGTAGGTGAGCCCGAATTCGAACACCGGCTTAACAGCGTAGCCAGCGGCCGGAACAGGACTCACCGACGTGTATGAGGCTTTGCAGACGGCCGTCGCGTACCAGTTGGTGAGCTTGGTGCTGACCCCCTTGAGGTGGTAGAACAACCCTTCGCCGAGCTGTGCCCCGCCGCCGGTCGCATTCGAGGAAGATACGATCCCACCGTCGATGATGGTTCCCAATGTCAGATTGCCGGACTGGTAGTTGATGAGCATGATTCCCGGCATGAGCGTGTACACGTTCCCGGTCACATGAATCGTGTTGTAGGAGTAGGTCCGGGTGTCGACTTTGACTCCAAACGACGTCCAGCCATTCAATTGCTGAGTCCAGGCCGGGGCTGTGCTCATGGGATTGGCTACCGGAGCGTTGGAGTCCATGCCGATGCCGGCTCCGACGGTGAACTGAGGGAGTGGGGCCTGTGCCATCAGCGAAGCACAGGCCAGAATGAACACAGCCAGGGCAGAGCCTGGCCGCAAGGTCTTCATAAGAAACTCCTATTGCTTTGAGCAGTGGTAAGCCGCGGTGAGCACCGCGGCGGGGTTGTGGGGACTACTCGGTTTCAGGGACGCTGCCGAGGATGGTAGACCCGTCTGGCGAGACCGTGAAGTTGCCGGTGCTATAGCCTGCTTCGGAGATCCACCAGGAGAAGGCTCCGTCGATTTTGGCCTCGAGAGCCTTGATCTGCGACTGCAGGGAGTTGCGGTACTCGATCTGCTTGGCGGTGAGTTCTATTGTGATTTCTTTCATGACTGTTTTGCGAATGTGTTGAACAAAGTCGTAACGGCGATGGTGACGTCGGCCAGTGTGTTCCCGTGGGCGACGAGCTGGGGATTGCCGATCACTGGCCAGGTGAAGATGTCTGTGATCGGCGCGGGATCGCGGATGATCTGCTTAGCGAGCCAAACCCTGTTGTCGTGGTTGAAGGTCGCTGGATCTTCAGCCAGAATTGCGTGCGCCACGTTCAGCAGCACAACCGTGAGCATTCGCTTCAGGGCGCCGGAAGTTGAATCGCTGGGATTGGCGACATCGAACAGGTAGGTGTCGGTGCTGGGGGTCTCGGCCGTAACGACGAGGGAAGACTTGAACGCCAACGTCTTCCAGGTGAGCCCATCCTTCGAAATAAACGTGTAAGGCGATCCCGTCTGGATGAACGTCCCACTGCCGTAGCCGAGGCAGGCTTTCTTGTTGGACAACATCGCAGGGTTCGAGGAGGTTCCACCCCAAGAGGCTCCACCGTCGGTGGAACGGAGCACAGGTGAGGAAGCGCCAGTGTATCCGGACGCTACATAGATCCCGTTTCCGTAAGCAATGCTGCCGTACCAGTAGTTGGTGAAAGCTGCCGTGGAAGTGAAGCTCACACCGTCGGTGGATCGCCAGATATCGGCGCCGGTTCCGACCAGAAGCTCCGTCGCAGTCCCGGTCAGGCACATGATCTTAGCCGTCCCGCCGAAAGCCAGCTCGGTCCAAGTCACTCCATCTGGAGAGGACATGAGCTTGTGGCTGACGATGTCTTCGCCTTCGACCGCGGCGAAGAACTTGCCCAGGGCGTAACACACCGCCACTCCACGCATCTGATGGGTTGGGTAGAGTTCCAGCGGGCTGGTCCGGTAGGTCCAGTTGATTCCATCGGGCGATGTTTGCAGCAACATGGCGCCATTCTCGTCAGGGTTGGTTCCGAGAATGACGTGCAGGCCAGCGCCATAGCAGCCGCTGTCGATGCGGCTGCCCTTCTGGCAGGGGTCGCCGGAAGTGGGATACCTGACCCAGTTGATTCCGTCCACCGTGGATGCCACATCGGTAAAGCCGGTGGCCGGGTCGATGTCTCCTGAGCACCAGAACTTGTCGTCGGCCCGCCACACGGCACCGGTCAATCCAACCCCCGGATAGTAAGCCGAGGAGTGCTCGCAAGGACTGTTGCCGGGGATCCACTGGAGCGCGGAGCCATCGCTCGATCTGAGGGTCGTGGAGTCTTCCTGGATGATTAGAAATTGAGGGAGTGTCATAGTCAGCCTGCCAGTGTGTCCACCAGTCCGAAGATGACCGTCTGAACGTCTGAGTCCGCGGCGCCGTCGCCGGACGCCGCGATTGTTGGGTTTTGGATCAGCGACCAGAGCAACTGCTGTCCCACTCCCTGCACGTCCCGCAGCGTTGCGTAGGCCCAGGCCAGGCGGTTGGCGTGGTTGGCAACCGACGCCAACTCGGTGAAGATCACGTAGTTCGCCGCGACGGAGACTGCGATGGCGGACTTCTTCCAGAGGGGTGAATACGACTCGGCTGCTGGGTACTTGGTTCCATAAGCCAGGTCAAACAGGTCGGTGTAGGCTACGGCCATAAAATCCTTTCTTAAACCCAGTACGGCTGATACGCCGTTGCACCGTTCACGAAGACCTTGATCCAGCCTGCCGCCTGGGCCGTGACGGCTGGACAGTTGGTCATGGTGGCCGCTTTTGACCCCGTAGTGGTGGGAAGGTTCACAGAGTACCCGGTGGAATTGATGGCAATCCAAACCGAGTTATCAGCCGATGACAATCTGGCGAAGCCGTTTCCGCATAGCAGCTTGGGACCCGACGGCGTGCCTGCGGCATACACGTAGCTACCATCCACGGTGATCAGGGGGCCGGTTCCACTGCTGTATTTCAAGGTGAGGCCGTTCGAGACGATCGAGGAGATGGTTGTGACCACCCCGGAAGGGGCCACGACATAAGTGGACGCATCGGTGATGGCGCCCGACTTCAGTCCCAAAGCGTCGCGGAACTTCGACGGATTGTTGATTGTGAAGTTGTTGCCGTACAGCGTCATTCCGTTGGCGGCGCTGACAGTGATCCCGGATATGGGAACGACTCCGTTGTCTGACCACAGGGAGGCCGTGGAGCCACTCACTCCGATCAGGCCTATGCCGTGATTAAATCCCCCACCCCAGGTGGTTGCCAAGAAACCGGAGTAGCTGCCATCGGACAGGCCCATGGCCACGTTGTCGTTGGTGGTGATGGTCACCGCCGAAAGCGAATTGGCGTACATCGTGATGGCGGCAGGAGACACCGTAATCCGGGCTCCGGTGGAAGCTCCAATCTGCATCTGACCGGCCGCCAGGGTCATGGCGAATACGCCATTTTGGATCGAGACACCGCCCGGACCAACCTGTAGTTGGTTCACGCCGTTCTTCATGATGATCCCGGCTGGCTGGACCTGTAAGACGTTCCCGCCGGCCCCGTCGTCCACCTGAATCAGACCGGCTTGGAAGACCAGCCGCGGCCCGCCCGTAGCGGTTTGAAAGACCGCCGGGGAGTTGTAGAAGTTAGCCGTCCCTGGAGCCAGCGAGGCCAGCGGAGCGATGTTCAGCTTGACCTGTGATCCCGACAGGACCAGGGTGTAGCCGTCTACCGAGGTGATGGCCGGGGTCAGCTTCCCGCCGATCACCGACATGCCATTGAAGGTGCTGGGATCAACCTGTGCCAGGTTGAGTCCGGCGCCCTTGGGGATTATGACCTTGGCGACGTTTGTCGTGTCGTTCAGAGCCGGTTCCCGGATCGAGTTGTTCTGCTCGTAAGGAACCATGCGCCAACGCAGGTACAGCGTGATGTTGGCCATCGGGTTCCAGCTCTCGAACATGGGGAAGTCGGTCAGAGCATCGGAGGTGGTGCCTGTTTCACCAGCCGTCTCCCAGATCTGGCCGTTCAGCGGGATGTTGGTTGTCCAGTTGGACTGCCAGTCGGAGCCTTGCAGCAGCACTCCCGTCCGGAACTGATCTTCCGGCCAGGACTGGGTGGCGTACACCCTGTAGGACTGTTTGCCCTGCTCGCTGTCGCCGACGTTCTTGGTGGTGTCCGAGATTCGAGTCAGGACGCCGGTCGAGTTGTTGGCCGAGAAGATGCCACCACCCTGCGCCAGCGTCCCCTCGATCTCTACCTTCACCGCGGTGGGTCCGGCAGGAGCCTTCAAAACCGACAGCGGAGGAAGTATGTCCGCATTGAGCACCAGCGGGGTGCCTGCGACCATCTCAGGGTTGTAGGGCGTGAGGATGATGTCGCAGTAATCCCGGTGATTGGGATAGGACCACCAACCAGCCGTCAACGGCATGGTTGGTTGGCCGGGCAACCGGGCAAACAGCCCCCGGGGGCCGGACAGGATGGTGTGGGCCTCGTCGGAGTAGTGCTGGAACTCCAGCCACAACTCACGCCGGTTGGGATCGTCCGGCAGCGTGCCGGAGATCTGGTACTGGAACGAGACTCCGGCGTTGTGTTGTCCCGCCGTATCCGACACGAGCGTGACTGTCAGCCCGCTGGGGGTCACCGGAGTGACGGACGAGCCGGTGGTGCTCAGAACAACTGTGACGGTGGGCGGCGCGACTGTATTCCAGTCGCCCTGCGAGTTCACCGACAAGGCCTCGATGGTCAATGTGGTGTTGGCCAGCAGGGGCAGAGCGTCGGTCTTGAACGTGGTCCCTGTGAAGGGGCCGGCTGGGACATCGTTGATCAGGATTCCTTCAGCCACCCAGGCCGCATCGGTCGATGCGGTCCAGCTCCCCGTTAGCCAATAAACGAGTCCGCCGGAGGCGTCCCGGCTGTAGTGGACTGGATCCACTCTAAAGCCGGTGACTTGCGAGGCCGGGCCGGTTGCCGTGGCTGTGGGTTGAGCGATCGCGGGCATCGGCGACGGCCCGACATCCGCAGGATTCGGGCCCTGCAGCATGTCGTAGATTGCGTCGGTGCAACTCTTGCCTGTGATGTCCACGGAGAAGTCTTTGTTGAGCCTCCAGCCGCGGACCCGGAACTCATGCGTGGAGTTATCAGGCTCGTTGATCGGAGCATCCGGGTGCTGAATCGAGCAGACCATGCCGGGGCCGGTTTCGAGCGCCAGGATGGTCGTCTTCAGCCCGATGTCGCGGGCCTTCAGCCACTCGTCGGTGGTAGCTCCGCCCAGCTCTTCTTTGAGACGTGTCGCCACCCACACCGCGGCTTCGTCGCGGCCGGAACAGCCGACCAGCTTCTGATCGCCCTTGAGATACTTGGGTTCGCCAGGAGTTCCAAGCAGGGCGGCGTGATCGGACGCGGACAGAGTGATGGAGTCGTTGACCCCGTCGAGTTCGAGATTGCCGAACGTGGCGGTCAGCTGGTTGAAGGAGTAAGTGATCGGATCGAGCGTCAGCGAGTCGGCAATGATGTTGCCTTCCGTGAAGCTCGACACCGATCCGGAGTTCTCCCGGATGTAGGTCTTGAACTTGCCGAACTCGAACGTGTAGCCGCCCAGGCAGCCGGACATGATCTCGCTCAGCCAGTCCTTGAGGGGCTTCTCATCCTGAATGATGCCGCGGAACTGCCAGCGTTTGCGTGTGGTGGGCGGGGTGTAAATCGCCCCCGACGTGCCCGTGCTGGGGTTGTACATCGGGGCCGGGGCGCCGGCCTGGATGATGCGGTTGATGTTGGCCTCGCACCAGGCGGCGTCGGCAATCGCCTGATCCACGTCGAAGTACTTCTCCTGGACTGCGGCCGGGGAATACAGCACGCCGCGGGCGCGCAGGATCAGGTTGACGGCCACCCAGACGTGGTTGCACAAGTTGCCGAACGACCTGACGCCGGGAGCACTCCAGGTGTATCCGCAGATGCCCTTGTTGACGTAGACCATCATCTGCTGCTGGGAGGTTTGGAGAACCTTCTTGCCAGCAGAGTCACGTGTCCGGATCTCGACAAAGGCCGTGCCTGCGGCGCGGCCGTCCTTGGCATAAGTTGTGCCGCTCTCGGATAAGTTGAAGAACTGCTCGAAGCCGTCGCTCGACCGATCATTGGCGGGAATCGGATCTTGTCCGTAGCCCAGACGCAACCCGTCCAACGGATTGGATGTTCCCACGCCGTGGTGCAGGGCGCCGTTGAGCGTGTGGCCGTAGCCGAACTCGGCAACCGGTCCCTCGGAGAACACACCCATGCCGGTCAGAAACTCATTCTCATCCCTGATGGCGGAGATCATCGCCGAGACTGGCAGGGACGACCGCACCCACTGGGTGATGCCGTCGATCACCTTCTGGCCAAACATGTCCTGCATGAAGACTAGTGGCAGAACCTTGCCGTAGAGGTTGTCGTCCACGATCGAGGATGACGTGAAACTGTTGTCTTTCTGGGCGCGGTTGTAGCCGCCCAGATAAACGGTTTCCGGGCTGGCGTTAATTCCGCCGAAGCTCGACTTGGCCTGGCAGGTTCCCCAGGACCGGCTGCAGCTTCCGGTGAATGGGCAGTTGGAGGTGTTGGGCGTCTTCCAGCAACTCCTGGAGATCTTGCGGAAAGGCGTCTCCCGCAACTGCCAGAAGCCATCCGAGGCCTGGAGCGTGACTACGTCCGAAGCGAGTCCGGTACATTTGGAAAGGTCGCCGGCCCACAGATTGATCAGGTAGCGGGTGGCCGTGTGGTACAGGCTGAACTCGACTCTCGCATTGGTCGTGAAGTACTGGTTCACGATCTGGGTGAAGACACGGTCGACGTTTCCCAGCTTGAAGCTGGCGACATCGGAACTGCCGTCGGTCGATTGGCCGATCCCCGACCAGTCCATCAGCCGGGGCTGATAAACGGTTCCGTCGAGAGTGACCATGCGATCGCTGACGGCGATCGCTGCACAGGTGTGGGGAATGATCCTCACCAGCGGGATCAGTTCCTGGACCTGTTCGAGCAGTGCATCCTGCAACAGGGAGTTGGGGAAGCGGATCAGCGTCTTGGCCGACGTGTAGACGGGAAATGTCACCGGCACTTCGGCCAGGCTCAGCGAGAGCCCGTTCAGGATGCAGTCGCGGACCAGGTCGAGGTTGAGAGACTGGTCGGACAGCCGGACACGGGTCTGCACGCTCCCGCCGGAGGGCAGGGGTTCGGTCAACAGGAACGTGTTGTAAGCCCCGCCCAACTGATCGAAGAAGCTGATCAGCGACTGGTAGCGGGACTTAGGCAGCAGGCCGAAGTTGATGGTGAAGCGGCGGGTGTTTGCTCCCAGCAGAAAGCGTTGGGTGATCTTCCGCTCGCCGGACTGGAATACGTGCGTGGCTACTTCAGGCTTGGTGGTCTGGACCAGCGGGTACTCGAGCTTCAGCGGCCACACCAGATTGGTGTCGGCGGTCGGGATCGGAATGGGACCAAGGTTTGCCATGAATTAGACCACTTCCTGCAACTCGGCTGAAACGAAGAAGTAACCGGGGTTCCACACTTCCTGGAAGGTGCCGGTAAACGTGGCCCGGCAGGCCATGTCGTTGATGCGATCGATGAAGTTGAAAGGCTGAATGAGGTGGGCCTTGTAGAAGGCCCGCATTGTTTCGAGTTCGGCAGCAGTGAGGCGGTGGGAGACTCTCCACCGCCGCTTGCTGACACCGGCTTTGAGGGACCGCTGGGAGGAGCCGTCGTTGTACTCGGCCGCGGCTCCATCCCGTGCGTATGGCATCGCGTAGGTCGCGAACTTCGTGAACGGGTAATTGTCGAGCGATCCGCTTTCGGGAGCGACTTTGACTGATCCAGGCATGTGGGTTCCTTAGGACGTTGTTCCCGGACTTCTAGGCAGATGGAATGTCAGATGGGTGTCACTACTCGCGGATCCGGTGCGTGAACGAGCCGGGATTGGTCCGGCGTCTCCGGGTCAACGCTAATGTCGTAAGCATTGCTTGGCGGTCGTTCCCCCGAAGGGATGGCGCTTCGGCGTTCAGCGAGTGGACTAGATCGGCCGCTTTTCAGCGGCCTCTCCGCGTTCGCCGAATGTGCGTGCATTCTAGGAATGCGTTCGGTTGGGGTTTGGGAAACGTACCTCACCGGTAGGTCGTTCTGTGGCTACAATCTACTTATGGTTGGATCTTCGGACCGTGAGTTTATTTTGTATCTAGTGTGCGGGTTGATACTCTGGGGACTTTTCCGTATCTACTCGGAGGCATGGTCCAGTCAAAAATCGTCTAGTCATACCTACGTGTGTCAACATGGCATTCCTCATGGTTCGCAAGGCGGATGCCAAGCCTGTTTGGCTGAAGCAAATCGGATCTGCAAGGAGCGGGCTCACCTCCAGGCAATCTCTGACAGCGCCAAGCGATTGCGCGAAACAGAGAGAGAACGGTTATCAAGGGCTTGGCTCAGCAACACGCAGGCCTACCTTCAAATGTCCCCACGGCAGTTTGAAAATGCAATTGCAGAGCTCTTTAGAAAGTTTGGCTATGAAGTTAAGCAGACACCATTTTCAAATGACGGCGGGAAAGACGCTATTGCTATAAAGGATGGGAAAAAGTATTTGATTGAATGTAAGAGATATGCAGCAGATAACAGCGTCGGCCGAAGAGATATACAGATATTTGTTGCTGCTATCCAGGAGGAGAAAGCGAATGGAGGATACTACGTGAATACTGGAGTTTTCACCCAACCTGCCATCGCGTATGCAAAAAAGAATAATATACTTCTATATGATCGTCAGTTGCTAGCATCCCTGATCAATCAGGCCTACCCCGTCTCCTTTGATGCTGGTCACACAAATGTGATGTGCCTTGAGTGTGGGGCTGTGACCTCAATGCCTCTGCTGGATCACCCTGTGACGGGAACCTGCAGCAATGGTCATTCGATAACAAGCGGACTCGTGAAGGCAGATCTGAGGGTGCTTTCCTCCTGTGATATCCCATATTGCGAGCGGTGTGGCGCTCCCATGACGATAGTGGCACTACGAGGGCGCCGGTTTTGGGGATGCTCCAGATATCCCGCATGTAAGGCGAGCAAGTCTATGTCCCATGGCTAATTGACTCATTAAAGTGTTGTGACGCCAACATTATTTTGACTCGGCTTCTCAAACGAGCTGGATCATCCTATCTTAGGCGCCTTATGCTCCGCATCCTGCACCGAGCCAGCTGAGCGAGTCCGTGACAAGTCATACTTACGGTTTGATCGAAGTGGGGTTGCCGACGGCCCCGATGGCGGCCGTCCCGTAGTTCTGGCTCAGCGCATCTGCGTTGGAGGCAGCCACCATCCGGGGGTTGTTCTGAATCACGTTGGCGGCCTGTCCGGTGAGGACATTCGTGGTCGCCTCGGCGTCCAGTTGCAATGTGATGTTGCTGGAGGCGCCGATGCTCAAGCTGCCGATGTCGCTGAAGCCCACACCAGGCAGGCTGGACAGTGGAGTGTTGATCAAGCCGTTGGTGTAGCTCGCCTGTTCGTAGACTGATCCTCCCGAGAGGTTCATGTTGAACTGGGCGACGTTGAAGGGATTGCGGAACTGCTGCTTGGTCTGGCTGGCATAGCTTTCGACCATGTCCATGCCGGCCTTGCTCTTCACAAAGCTCACGATGTCCCCGCCGGTGGCCTGTTTGCAGGCTGCGACCATGCTTGACAGGAAGCTCTTGTCGTCGATGGTGACGCCCGTCAGTTGCTTGACGTGCTTCTTCATCTGCTCTTCCTGAGATCCTGCTCCGAAGGCCCAGTGAAGACCACCGACAAGGGCGCCAACACCAGCTCCGACGGCTGCGCCCCAAGGACCACCGAACTTATATCCGATGGCCGCTCCGCCTCCGGTCATCTCGAGCATGCCCTTGCCACCGCCACGCTTCCAGCCGTCCATGGCCAGCATGGAGCCACCCATCATGAGAGCGGTGCCAGCCAGTCCGCCGACTCCGCCGGAGAACATTCCTCCGTCGGCCTCGCCGGATCCCTCGCCATCCTTTTCAGGACTGCCGGGAATGCCGAAGCCCTCCAACCCGTCCCCTTCTCCGGATCCGACCTGGCCAGCAGCATGGCCGCCGGATTTACCGAACAGGCCGTGCCACCCGCCTTTGAGGAGCTTGGAGAGTCCTGCCAGTTGGCTGAACTGTCCCAGCATCCCTCCACCGCCATTGCCGGCCGCGCCGTAAGGCGAGCCAGCAGCGGCAGGCATGAACGGAGGGGTTGTTCCGGGCATAGCGAAGGCAGCCATCGACATGGCCCCAGCCGGGGCGTCGATGAAGCGGTTGTACTGTGCGCCCGGGTCTTCCGGATCGTATGCGCCCACGTCCACCCCGCTGTCGTTTCCAACAAAAGGCGGAGTCGTGGCCGGAATCGACTGGGCTCTGGGCGCGGAGGTCATGCGTTCCCACCAACTCCGGACCGTGCCCATCGTTCCGCCGGATGTCGCCGCCCCGGCAGACTGCGGGGTGAAGATCGCGGTCAACTGTTTGGCGATGGAACTGGTCACGATCTCTTTCATGACCGTGAGGAAGGCATTCTTGAGTGAGTTGGCCATAGCCTGCCAGACGCTCTCGCTCTTGACGAGCAGAGCGTCGAACACGCCGTATGAAGCCTGCTTGAAAGAATCGAACTGCTTCTGGATCCCTGCCTGCACGATCTCGGTCTGGTTGTTGATGGCAGCGGTCCGGGCAGCTTGGGAGGAGTCCAGGAAGACATCCTGAATCGCCGCGGCCTGCCGGGCCGCGATCTGCTGCACCACGGAGATGCGTTGGGTGATGTCCGTCTTTTCCTGATCCGTGCTGGCGATTGCCCGCTGTTGTTCGAGCAGCGCCACTTGCCCTTCGGTTTGGATCCGGATGGCTTCGATCTGGGCGACGGAGGACTTTTGCAGGTACTCCTGCTCAATGGCGAAACGCTTCTGTTCGACTTCTAACTTGCCGGCGATCGACCGTGCGTCGATCGTCCGCAGGCTCTCCAACTGCATGTTGCGGGACAACTCGATGCTGCGCCTAGTCGACTCATCGTAGTGCCTCACCAGCGAGTCCACGTCGAGGCTCTCGGTCTGTGCCGTGTAGGACAGGTGCGTGGAGAACTGCGTGTTGGCATCCTTGGCAGCCTTGTCCCATTCAGCCTCAAATCCCTCGGCTAACTTCCCGATATCCTTCCGGGATTCACTACGGATCTTGGCCGCGAGCTCTGCATTGACCAGGTCCGTCGTCTCTTTGGTGAGTTGATGTTTCCGGCTCAGCTTCGCCAGTTCGTTGTCGCGTTCAGCGTTCAGTTTCTTGTAGCCGGTCAGTTCCTCGGCCTGAGCCTTGGCGACGGCCTGCCGAAGTGATTCGACGGTCTTCCTGTACTCCTCCGCGGATTTCTTGGCAATTTCGGCGGCTCTCTGCTGGTCGGAGGTGGCCTTCTGGTCGTCCTGGGCTTTCTTCCGGGCGGCTGCGTTGCCGGCGAGGTCTTTCTCTTCCTTGGCTTTGCGGTCGGCGGCTTCCTTGGCGCGGCGGCCTGGCCCGGTCAAGTCATCGTAGACGATGGATGTGGCTGCCACTGTGGCCCCGACGCCGGCACCGATCAAGGCGCCGGGAACAGCCGTTGGTCCGGCTACAGCGCCGATTCCCGCACCGATGGCCGCGCCGGTGGCCGCTCCACCGGCGAGCGTGACACCCTTGGCCACCATAGGGTGCTTGGCGATGGAATCCAGAACCCAGCTGGCCGTGGTGACCAGGAGTCCGAGGGCGGGGACCAATTTGTCCCCGATGGCATTCTTGGCATCGTCGAACAGGCGAGGCAGGGACGACATCTGCTTGCCGACGTCACCCATGGCCGCTTCATACATCCCGGCGGTCTTGCTGTGTTCCTGGAGGACGGTGGTGAGACGGGCCGTCATCCGCTCCTCTTCCGTGAGAGCGGAGGTCGCTTCGTGATGAGCCTTGGCGTACTGCTGATACGACCGTTCGAAGTTCACGTTGATGCCCAGCGTTCGGAGATTCTCCGTCTCGCCGGTCTGGACGCCACGGACGATGTTCGCGGTGACATCCGAGGAAGTCATGCCCGGAACTGAGATGGCCAGGTTGCGGCCCATGTCAGCGATGGTCCTGGCGTTTTGGAGAGGAATTCCGGCCTGGATCATGCGGGACACCGACATCCCGGCTTCCTGCGTGCCGATGTTCAGTTTCCGCATCGCCTGTTCGGCTTCTTTGGCCGACTTGGCGGAGACGCCGTTGGCCAAGGCCACGGCGTACATCGCGGTCTCGTACATTTTGGTCTGAGCAGCGTACTTGGCTGACTCGAAGGTGAGGGTCTTGATCACCTCGATGCCCTTCTGGAGGGCTTCGAAGTAGACCATGCCCTTCAGCATTCCGCCCGTGAAGGATTCGCCGGTCTTCTTGCTGGAATTAGCCAGGGCCTCTTGCTCTGCAGCCAGCTTGGCTGCCGCGGCCTGTTCTTCCACCATCGCCGCCTGAGCATTTTTCATGTTGGCGGCCATGGCCCGCTGGGCGACGGCCTGTTCCCTCATGGCAGCGGCGGAATTGAACTGGGCGGTTCCGACATCCGATTCCCGTGCCTCCCGGCTGGAAGCGTCGTACATGGCCATGTTTTCAGAGCCGGCCCTCCAAAGGCCCTCTGCCTTGGCGTTCGCCTTCCGGATGTCCCATTCAGAGACCGCCAGGTTGAGATCGCGGCTGATGTTGTACGGGACGTTGGGAGCGACTCGGCCGGAGACCATCGCAGGAACCGGGATTCCCACGCCATCACCACCGGCAGAGCCGTTGGCGGAGCCCACTTGAGGATTGACCTTGGCGTTGACCACGATCTCGCCCGATACGCTGGCGATCTCAGCCTTCATCTTGCTGGCGGCCGCGGCCATGGCAGACGAAGCTTTAGCAGCGGCCGCCTCGGCGCCGCTGCTGATGTTGAGGAAGCTCCCGTTGCTTGATTCCAATCCACGCAAACTTGCGGTGATGTTCGCCACCATTCCACGCATGGAATTGGACGCACCTGTGCCGGCCAATCGAGCCGACTCTTCGATAGACCGGAACAGGCTGGTGTTGGTGCCGGGTGCCCCGCCGATCGAACGCACACTCTGGGCGATCTGAGTGGCCATGCGTTGGAACACGTTGCCGGTGTTCTGAGCAGATCTCGTGGAGTTGGTGGTGAGCCCGTCCAGTTGCTTGTTGGTTTCCGCAATGGCCGACCTAGCGGCGGTGTTGTCGACTTCGATTTGTATGCGGAGCAGTTCAGGCATTGGGGTGGGACTCCTTTTCTGACTTCTTCTGAAGTTCGGCTTTCAGGTACACGATGGCCCGGGCTTCTTCCCCGGTGAGATCGTCTGGCCCGAACGAGATGCCAGCCTCGATCATGTTGAGGGTGTCGATGGCCCGGTGAATGACAGCCCCGTAAGGGCTGTCCATCGCCAGGGCGTATCTTGTCTTGGGGCAGTCAGGGGAGTGTTCGGTGGGGTGATCGTTGCAGAGGTTGGAGCTTTCGCACAGATCACCCTCGAAAACCGAGAAGTGAACCAGGCAGCGGAGCGATGGTTCATCGCTCCATACTAAAAATCCTGATCCCGGTCAGCCTCCTCTTCGTCACGCATGACGGAGAGCAACTCCTGCACGGCCGAGGCCTTGAACACCAGCGGCACGGGGCCGGTGATGTTGTCCGTTCCGCGGACCACCTTGTCAAACAGCAGGCCCGAAGACTCCAGGTTGACTTTCGATTCCTGGAGGCCGTGGCTGCGGTTAACGGTGCGCAGAGAGGTCCGTGAGTATTCGCGGATGTCACGCTGGCTCGGAACGGCAAGGGTGATGGTGACTGTGCCGGCGCACGTCTTCACGGGGACTTGATAGGTGATGTCCACCCGGACGGCTTCCTGGGCGTCGGACTTGCAGAGCTTGTTCAGCAGGTACGTCGCTTCGTATTCGTCGACCTCAACCTTGGGCTCCTGCATCAGCTCGTTGATCAGGGCCAGGTCGTAGGCGTGGTTGGGCTCGTAGTCGGACTCGCTCGAGCCACGGCCCAGATCCTTGGTGATCATCTTCTGCTTGCGGACCCGTTCGCCCTGTTCCACATCGCTGGGGAAGCGCAGAACAACAGTCTTCATGCCCTCGGGGCCGCGGACTTTCATTTCAAACGTTGCATCTGAATTGAACATGGTTTCTTCTCGTTTCGGTGGTGGGGTTTGAATGGAGGCTGTGCATGGGCCGCCGTCACCGACGGCCCAAGATCTCCTCCTACGCTTGGCAGGTGAGGCTTACGAACTACGCTTTGCCAATGGTGGCCTGGGTGGTGAACACTTCGGCCTTGAATATGCCGAGTGTCGGATGCTCGAGGATCGTGGCGGTGACTCTCACCGTGGCCAGGCCCTGGTCATCCGCGATGTCGGCGGAAGCGAACTGCACCAGCGGGTAAGTCAGCACGACTTTGTGCGGCTTGCCCGTGTCATAATCCGCTCCGCTGAGCGTGATCACAGTCGAACTCTGGGTTCCCGACTTGAGAGCCGCCAGTTCGGGGGAGTTGGCGGCAAGCCGGGCCGTGAATGCCAGGTTGAAGGCCCGGTCTCCACGCTCCATGCGGCCACGGAGCGGGAAGCCTTCCGCACTCACGCCGCTGCCGATGAAATAGCCTTGCTGCAGACGGGGATTGTTGGTGTAGTCGGCTTCCAGGCTGAGCAGGCTCTTGTTGTCAACGTAGTTGATCCCGTTGATCAAAACGCTGGCCGAGGAGTTCCGAATCTCATGCTCGATTAGCGTGGCCGGCAACACGATGCCTGACGGCTGGGAAATCTGCCCCGTGCCGGAAAAGTCCGCTGACAGGGTCGTGTTGTTCCGCTCCGTCCCGTTCGTGAAGGCGAACTTGAAGCCGTTGACCACGCAACCGACGGCCATACGATCGATGGCTGCGCCCCCCGGGCATCCGTCGCCCAACTGCTCGACTACCGAGAAAGACGGCAGGTCGATGCCGTCGCAGGCATCGGCCGGGGTAAACGTATAGTGCGAGCCAGCCCCGTCCGGAGTCACCGTCATGTTGGCGGGGGTCATGGCGAAGGCCATTACCCAGGCTGCCCACTCCGAGGACAGACGCTTCTGGAAGGACAGCGATACGTCCTGGCCGATGGGGAACAGGCGCGTGGCGAACTCGCTGCCCTTGCCGCTGTCCTGGGCGTCGGACTCGTTGCGAGGCTGGATGGAGGCGAAGCCGCCATTGATGCGGCCCAGACGCCAGAAGTCGGCGGATACGTTGGGCGTCTGCAGATCGGTCTGCGGCTTGAAGGCCACACCGAATTTCGAACTTTGGACGTTATAAGACACAGTTAGGACTCCTTGATGGGATGAGGTTCGGTGAGCTGGACCCAGCCGCTGCGACTGGCTCTGGAGAGGTATGGTTCTTCAAACGGGAGAGTGACCACCTTGCCGCAGGGCTTGCGGTATTCGGCCCACAGGGTGTCACTGCTTTTCAGTGGCGATGTAGGCGATCCGGAGGAACTCGATTCCGTCCTTGTCGGTTGCGAACTGCACGTCGAGATCGGTGATGGGATCGAAGTCATCCGAGGGGCAACTTTCAAGGAAGGTGAAACAGTCGTTTCCGGCCGGGGGGGTGGGAATCCCGTCAACGATCAGTTGGCAGATGTCGAAGGCGCCGATCTCATCGGGTGCTCTTACGACCAGTTCCAGCGCATGGCGCCAGCCGCGGTTCTCGCCGCGGCGGGGCGCAACGCAGCCCTTCCAGATCACCAGCACGCCGGGATTGTTGAGGTTGTCGAGTGCCTGGTCCAGGCAGGTATAGATGCCGGATTGGGCATCGTAACCGTTGATCTCCACGCCGGTCAGCGTGGGGATGCTTTGCAACTGGGCCACGACACAGTCGAGCAGCTTCTTAGGGTTGACCATCAAGCCCTCCACATCGGGATGAACCCGATCGAAGTAGCTGACTGGGGAGTCCCAATCGCCAAAGCCGCATCCTGCCAGGACTCCTCGTACTGCTCGGCGTAGTGCTTGGCCTTGGCTTCCGAGACTGAGTCGTTGCGGTCGCTCATGTCACGGAAGATCAGCTCCAGCTCTTTGAACACGGCCACTTCGTTGAGTGCCAGGATGTTGTCGGCTGTCAGGCTGTCCAAATCCAATTGCATGCGGACCAACCTCTGGCCGATGGCCCGCTTGGCCAGGAGACGCTTGTTGTCGTAAGCCGTGGAGCCGTTCTGGGGAGACTTAATGCTCTTGGCTAGGTCAGGCATCTTCCGCTCATAAGCCGTGAGGTCGCTGTCCACTGCCAAAACTGCTTCACTCCATGCCATCTTTGGGTTCCTTTCGAGCTTTGCGGGCCACAGGTTTACGGTCGGGAGGGAGAACGGTCTTGGGCTTGCGCGGGCCGGGGCCGAGGAAGATCCAACCCATGCTCAGACATAGGCGGTGCTGGCCTTCTGGCACAATTCGGTCCTCATTTGTGCCGGGGATGTGAAAGATGCTGGTGCTCATGGTGATTTAGCCGGGGCCGGGCTGAGCCGGCCCCCTAGCGTGCGAACTACTTCAGGATCTTGAAGGCGTTCTCGTTGAGCTTCTTGAAGCCGAAGAGAACCTGCGCCCGCAGATAGTCGGCGCTGTTCTCGAAGGAGTGCCAATGCTCAACGGTCAAGCCGACGCCCTTGTAGTCGACGGCCACCTGGGTGCCCTGAAGAGCAACCGTACTGGGCTGGACCGGGCGGGACGCCATCACGACGGCGTTCCGGTGGAAGGCGTAGCCGGCGATTGCGGCGTTGACATTCGGGCTGCCGTAGAAGTTCATGCCGAACTTCTGGCCCATCAGCCCGGTGGTCTGCTCGGACGTGCCTTTGTCGCCGGCAGCGTTGTACAGACCGAAAGTCTTGTGGTACTCGCCCTCAGCCGCGGGATCCAGGATCACGTTGCGGTCGCTGTCCGGAACCACGATCATGCCGTCGAACTTGGCTTTCAGATCCGTGCCCAGCGGACCGATCCCGGTCGGGGCAGTGCCGGCCGCGCCGACGGTAGCGGTGAAAGTGTCGAAGATGGCGAACAGATCCTTCTCGACAGTGGTCACCAGAGCGTTGGCGATCGGATCGGAATACAGTTGCGACAAGTCGATCTCGGACATGCTGCTGACTTTTGAGCTGACCTTGATCGGCACGGTTTCCACCCAGTTGTCCAGGCTGAGAGTCGTGGTGCCAGGATTGGCATCCGCCGACGCAAACGCGCCGCCCGCGTTCTGCGTGGTCACGGTTTCCGGGGTGAGGATGGTCACCGACTGGCCTTTTGTGGCTACGAGGTTCTCGTAGTTGCGATTGACCAAGTTGGCGCCAATGAGCTTCTGGACAAGCTGGTAGATCGCCTCTTTGGCGATGAGAGTCAGAAAAGGAACGGCCATGGATTTTCTCCTGTTGAACGTATGGCTTAGGGAGTCGTCGTCTCTAAGCGGTGGCCAAGACGCAGGCCAGGCGTGGCAGGCTCATCGCGGAGAACCAGTGAGGCCGTTCTGACTTGTGATGTCAGTGGGGAACGGAGCCGTGGAGCGGCTCCTCAACCTGAACTCGGGGAGAACTATTCGAGCGTGATCTTGCCGGCCAGGATGTCATTCCGCTTGGCGGCGTAGTCGCTCATTGACATGTCGGAGAGCTTCACGCTGCCGGGCGTGGAACCGGCTGATACAGGAGTGCCTGAACCGGTCTTGCTCTGGGCTCGTACCAACTCAGGGTTGGACTTCAGCCAGCCGCCGACATGCACATCGAGCGACGTCACTGTGTCCAGACCGTTGGCGTCCTTGCCAAAGACCACGTAGTCACCGTTGCTGTCCTGCTTGACGCTGTCAAAGATGTGCACTGCATCCCGTCCAGGATTAACAGCGCCATTCTTGGTCAATGCTGCCTGGATCGCCAGTTTCTTGGCAGTGTCCGCCGCTGATTTGCGCTCAGTAGCCAGGGCGTCGTCACGCTTCTTCAACTCGGCTTTCAAGGCGTTGATCTCTGCCATCGGATCGGGTTTGCCATCTGACTTGGCCGCCGGCGTGGCCGCGGCCTTCAATGCATAAGTCCCGTCTTCGTTCTTGGTAACGAGACCGGCGAGGATCGAACTGATCTCTTCGTTGCCGGTCGACAACTTGCGGATCATCGCCGCCGTGCTGTTGAATTCAGCCTTCGTCAGGAAGCCGCCTTCCGCTAGAGAAGCGGCGATCATCGCCTTGATCTGTTCTTCTGTCATGGATCTCCTTAAGGATTCGAGGCTTGGTGGGGTAGAGCCCTTGCTGCTCAACCGAAAGACGGTGATATAATGGCCGCACCGATAGTTCTTGAGAGGTATTTCATTTTGGCCACATCGAAGAAAGACGCACTGAGTCCGCAACAGCTGAGGCAAAAGGATTTCGAGCGGATGCTAGAACAAGCCCGAGAATCGACGATTGCAAGCCTCGAACGACATATTCGCAATGGACATCGGGACACGCTCCTGTGTCATTTTGAGTCGCGAGTTGAAGTCGGCGATAGCATGCCTGGTTACGAGACCGAATTTGAGCATCTGGCCGACAGTTGTATGAAGGACATATGCAAGGAATACCGTCAGGCAGGTTGGAATGTGAACATTACTGGCACGGACAAGCTATCTTTGCATACAAAGGTATTCTACTTTCAATTTGATGAGAGACTATAAGTAGAGTGCGTTAACAGCACAGAGATTCTATCGGGTCTTATTGCGCAAGAGCCGATCGGCCAGTCGATCGACCTTCTCCTCATTGAGCTTGGACAATCCGAACCAGTTGGCTCGGTTCTCGTTGGCGACGGCCTTGGCGTTCTGGCTGTCGTTGGCGAAACCAATGTAGATGCTGTTCGTGGTCGCTCCGCCCGGAGCCAGGGACCTTAACATCGCTCCGCTGAACTCAAGATTTCGAATTCCCGGTTGGCCCTTAGCAATCTTCTTGGCCCGGTATTTGCGCGACAGGCTCCTCATTGGGCGGCCGTTAGCTCCTAACCCTTGGCTGACCTGTTCATTTAGGACTTGGATCGCCTGGCCAGCCAACTGCAGCATCTCCTGCTCGCTGAAGTCCAGCATGTCGGGTTCGATCTGCTTTAGGCCTCGGGGCTGCTTGGGGACCAAATTGATGGCGATCATCGACTACTCCTGGTACGGAATCCATCTGTGGCGGCAGCGAATGCCGCCACCGTAGATCCATGGATTATCGAAGCGGCCAGCGCCGTTGTGCATTGCCTTGATCTCGATCAACGGATAAACGTGGCCGACATGCGACCTGCAAAAGGGCCTGGTGCTGCGATCATTCGGGCCTAGGTATCTGAACGAGCAAAGCCCGGCGCCTTCCCAAATCTTCCCAGTGACGGTTCGGTCGAAGCTCGCCAGGGCCGTATCCATGAAGCTCGATGCCTGGTCGGTGAACTTCTCCAGCTGATCCTCGATGTTCTCGAGGGAGATCGAACGCTTCACACCGGCGATTACTGAGAATGTAAGTTGCCTGGCGATCGCATTCGCGGCGCCAGGGCCGATCTCCTGGTTGAACACTTCCACGTCGAAGTTGATCAGTTCCCGGATCACACTGTCTGGCATCGGAGTGTCGCCGATCAACTTCTGGGCCGTGCCGGGAAGAACTTGCTCGAGAATGGCGTCGGCATAAGCCCGTGACAGGCTGTGAGCCTCCGCGAACTGCTGGCCCAGCTGGTGGAAGCCGGACTGGTTGAGCATGGAGTTGATCTGCTGGGCCCGGATGGCGATGTGCTGTCCGGCCAGTTTGCCTTGAACGTCGTTGCCCAGGCTGCCGTCGATGATCATCGACTTCCAACGTGCGGCGATCTCCTGGAGCGACTTCTGGAAGGTCAGCCTGGAGCTGTCGAGTTGCTGTGTATGCTGCTCGAACAGGCTGTCCACAGTCGCGGTTGCCATGGCTTATACCCCGGCCGGCGCCATGAATGGCGCGGCCGCGGCGGCCTGGGCAGGAATCGCATCCAGCTCTTTGTTGATCTGCGCACTGGCATCCGGATCGAGATCGGGAAGTGCCTGGGCGATAATGCTCTTCATCAATTCCTTGCGGGCCGTCGCCGGGAGTTGCAGAGCCATCAGCTTAACGACAGAGTCGATCGTCTCCGACAAGATCGCTTTATCGAAGCTGGTCGCTAACATGATGTTGCCGGTGAACTCCTTCTCGCCTTTGTACAAGGCCATCAGGTCCATGACGGCATCGACTGCAGCCTGCTCGTTGACGGTCATGGAGACCATCTTCTTGCCGACCTCTTTCCAGGTCCACATCTTGCTCTCGCCGGATTCGGCGCGGCCCACGTTGAGAAACGGATCGGCGGAGATCCCAAACGATCTGAGCACCATCCTCAACGTGTCGATGTAGGACTTCCAGCCGCTTTCCAGGGCTTGTGACCCTGGGCTGACGAACTCGAAACTTTCCTTGGAATCAGCCGTGTCCGGCTTCAGCGTCATGACGACGCTGGAGCCAAAGCCAATCTCTGCTGGGGTGCAAGCTGCTTTAAGGACAGGCTGGCTGAAGGACTGATTCTCGATCGTCGCGGAGAAGTCGCTGAGCCAGTTGCTCAACAGCAACTGATACTTCGCCGCGGTCTTGATCAGCGAGTTGCCCTGCCAGGGAAGATCACCTCGTTCGTGACAGAGCACGACGACCGGCACGCGGCCGATCGTGTTGTCACCCTGATCGATGACCCTAACCTCTTCGCCGTCGTCTTCGAAGACGATCCATCTGGTGCGGCTCCAGTAACGGTATTGCGTGGCGGTCTTGCCACTGGCATCAATGATGCTTCCGGCTGGCTCAGCCTGGAGTCTGAACAAGACTTCGAGAGGCTGGCCATTTTGGTCCAGGCGCCAGTTCAGCATGTCCGCGGCTTTGATCAGTCGGGCATATGGCCGAACGCCGTTTGCGACGGCGTCGGCTTCAGTGACAAGCCCATCCACCTTCGGGGAATCAACCAAGAGAAACGACAAGCCAGCGACGGCTGCGGACTGCCGGGCAGCGTTCCAAAAACTGCAGAAGTCATTACCCAGACAGTCGTAGTTGTCGATGATTGGAGCCCAGCTGGGATCCACGTCGATCGTTACGGAATCCGGACTGCCGACGGTTCCGCAGTACAGTGCCAGGCCTGGACCAGTGACATCCACGACGGGAGCTTTGTTGGCCCGCCGCAAGAATGAGTCGTTGCTTTCGAGCGGATGCTGTCCCAGATAAGTCGACTGGCCATACAGCCCACCCGTCCTGAGATTGGAGGAGACGGCCAACGGATTGACCTTTAGCGCCCAGTCAGGACCAGAGCCGGCGATGTCCGCGTAAAACCGGTAAAGCTTGCTGTTGTCCGCAAACGACGGGTGCCGGCTCGATGTGATGTCTTTGGGTGATGGCATAGCTTTTACGGCCTAACGATCGTTCTGGTAAATGTGTTCTTGCGGAGCCAGTTCAAGACTTGAGACGTGCAGTCGGTCTCGTCGTCATGCTTAGCATTGGGAAAGCCACACCATTCATTGATCACTTCAGAGATCCACGGAGCGTCCTGCTCGTGTGGAACGCATATCTGGCCAGCCTCGAATTGAGGCTGGGCCGACATGGCCCTGGCAATCTTGCTCTCACTCGGGCTGATGGAAATCAAGCCTCGGATCTTGCCCCTTAACGTGGAGAGGATCGCGGAGCCGTTGGCCTTGTCTTCGACGAGCACCGCGTTATAACCAGGCCAGCGTGCAGCCATCGCTTGCGTGGCTGTCAACGTGCCTAAGAAATCGACCTGCTGGTGAAATCGGTCCAACAGGTACTTGTCTTCGCCGACGACTCCCCAAGCTTGGAGTGCAACGAAATCGCTGTCCCGACTGTCCTTAAACGCTGCGTCCAAGCTCAAAACAACCTTGTCGAACTTAACAGGAAGCTCAGCCTTGCTGTAAGTCCGAATCCATTCACGCTTCCAGATCTTGCCGCCGGCCGAGCTCGGCGACTGGTTGTATTGGGCGTTAAACCGACTCGATCCCAGCTGCTTTCGCAGCCGATCGAGTTCAGGCTCTCCCAGCTTGTCGGGCCATAACAGTTGACCATCTTCAGTCCGCGGATCCTGCCACAGACAGGTCACTGATCGGTTGCGGGAATCGAATTGGGCCGGGAGGCTAAGAATTTCGTATCCAAGTCCACGGCGAACGATCTCTCCGATCACGTCTCCTTGGTGGAGACGTTGCCCGATGACCACTGTTCTGCCAGTCTTCTGATCGTTCAGCCTCGATGGCAAGGTCGAGAAAAACCAGTCCAACGCCGACTCACGTTCGTGCTCGGAGTCCGCCTGGCTAACGCTCATCAGGTCGTCGATGAGGCAGACGTCGCAACGTACTCCGGTCCCAACTCCACCAACACTCGTAGCTGTCCTAGAACCTGACCGGGTGTTCTCAAACTTGGATTTCTCAGATTGATCAGGAGCCAGCTGGAACTTATCTGCCCAGCGTTCCTGAAACCACGGACTGGTGACCAGCCGGCGGCAGCGGACGCTATCTCGTACGCTTAACGCCGCACTGTAGCTGGCAAACAAAAACTTCAGGCCAGGATCGCTGATCCAACACCATGCCGGGAACTGGACAGCCGCGGTTAGACTCTTTGCACAGCCCGGCGGAATCGCAATTGCCAGGTTCCTTATCTGCCCTTCGGCGACGGCCTGCAAGTGTTCGGCTAACGCATCCACATGCCAGTTATCCAGGAATGGCGCAGCCGGGTCGACTACGCTCCAGCTCTGTGCAATGAACGCCTTGAAACTACGCCGTGCCAGCTCCGTCCTTATCGACTCCAGGCTCGGTAGCTGTCTTGGCGACAAGAGACTCGAGTTGGAGCAATTCGGCATTGGTGAGTGCTGAGAGGTTGGTGGTGGCGACCGGGCCGCCGTCGCGGCCGGTCAGCTCAAGTGCTGTCTTGTCGCTCATGCCCAAAATGTTCTTGGCGAGGAAGATCTGGGCCACCACGTTGCCCTTGACGAGGGCAGAGACGAACATGGCTTGGCGGAGCTTGATCTTGCCGCTCTGGCGCCCTTTGTCCAGGAACTCCGCATAATTCCGGGTGAGCGTGTCCACCGAGATTCCAAGCTTGGAAGCGATCTCAATGTTGGTGCATTGCTTCTCGGCTAGAGCGGTGGCGAACCGCTCAGGCGAGATGAGGATCTTCTTACGGGGTCTTCCTGCTGGCATGATTCACTTCTTTCGGGGTAGCAGCTAATAGGCCATTCGGACATTCAGCCATGCAGCAAGTCATCCACGGGTGTTATCCTCCAGGCGATGCCTCGCAAACCCGTGGAGGAGTTTCACTCCGCCTGGACATCGACGGCCGATCTCGAAGAGACCATCGCCGCGATGTTCAATCGGCCACTTGCTTCTGCAATGTCTTCCGGCGCAACCGCGCCGGACCTGCCGGTTGGAACTGCTGCGCAGCCGGATCGTGTAGAGTCAGAGTCAAGCGAGTTCAAGGACCCCGGAGCGTTCATCTAGGGAATTGGCCCCATTGTCGCGACGTGCTTGACCGAGAATTCCGGAATTCTGTCGCAGCCTGTACTGCGGCGGCGAGCGCATCCAACTTAGCGATTGCGCTCTCGGCGAAATCTCGCTGCTCTCGCATCATCGACTGTAGATTTGCGGTGAGCGAATCCAAGCTGGCGGCTGCTTTGGCCAACCCGGTCTCGATTTGTCTGGCGTCAGTGTCTGTCAAAGTCTCCTCCCTGCCGATCGTCGTGAGATACCCGCGGGCCGGAGCCGCTTGATGCGGCATGGCCCGCTGGTGTTGGTCGTCCTTCGGGAGGGATCATGCGGCTTCGGGGAGCTTGGTCGTAGGTACTCGTGTTGGTTGCCGGCGGTAAGTGGCGTCAAGCGATTGCCGCTGGATGTAAGCCATCTCGTCAGCCCATCCGCTCATCACCCGTTCGTCGGCGCCGATGCCTTCCGGGGTGAAAACCATCGTTCCAGCCTTGGACCTGAATCTACGGCCGCCACGATCCTCAGTCAAAGCAGCCAGCTCTACCGGAACTTGCTGAGGGATCTTCGAAATGGTGCCGCGATTAAGGCCGTTTGTCGATTCAGATGCCAGGTTCGCGGCTGACCGTGATGTGATCGAGTTGACGTTAGGCTTGATCATCTCCATGGCTAATACCTGCATCAGCGGCTCTCCTTCTTAACATCCCGGCGAAGAATCTTCAAACTCCGGCTGACACTGACATCGATTGAGCCCGCGCTTAGGCTCAGGGCGTTACCGGCTTCCTCCGACGTGAGACCGGCTACAAACCTGAGTTCCATAATCTGCCGGGCCCGTGGAGAAAGTTGTTGCAGGCTATCAGTCAATGGGGTGCTCAGCGTTCTGGTCCCATCGGATTCATATCCGTCCGCCAGGTACGACAACCTGTCGAGGTAGTCCGAGGCTGTTTCGCCGTCTCTAGCTGTAGTGCTCGGCGATACTTCCGTGACCCGCCGCCGGCTCAGTTTCCTGCGTTCATCGATCGCCACCTGGCGGGCGATGACACCTACCCATCCGGCTTCATGCCCCGTCTGGGGGACTCTACCTGACCGCAATGCGTTCAGGATGGCAATCCACGCCAATTGCTCAATGTCATCGACGTCATCTTCCCGGGAGATGAGCTTCTTTACGACTTTGCGAACAACCCTACCCTGACAGCTGTACAGCCTGACAAAGGCGCAGTCCATTCCCGCCTCGCTGACGATCGGCGCGGTCATGCCGCCACCGCCAGACTCTGGCAGGGAACGGGCTGGATATTGATACTCGGGCAGCCCAGCTTCAGCAGGAAGCTGTGTACGGCCTTGCAGGCTTCCACGAAGTCCCGGTGGTTGCCCAGGTGGTTAAGCCGTCCGGAGACCCGGATTGTGGCGGTCCACCTGTTCTGTCGCCGGTTCCAGAAGACTCCCCTGTAGCCGGACGTATTGTGGGCAGCCAGCCCTATCCGGTTCAGGCCATTGTCGCTATGGTTTACGATCCGCAGGTTGCACCGCCGATTGTCGTGGCGCCGGCCTGAAATGTGATCCACCACCCGCCCTTTCGGGGTCCCCATCAGCAAGGCGTGGAGAGTGTTGCGGGGTGCCAATGGGCTCGGCGTCCAGCAGTACCCGTCTTCATTCACAAGCCACTCAGCGTCGATCTTCTGGATCATGGGCAAGTCGGCGGTGTCGACCAGGACACGGACGACTGTGCCGTCAGACGGCTTGCGGCAGAAGATAACTGTTGTCTTGCCGAAGGTCTGGAACCGGTTGAACATGCCTTTCCCCTGGAACTTGCGGATACCGCACTTCTTGATGGTCTTGAGGTATCTCGCCGTGTTCTCGGTTTTGTATTTCCGTGTGCGGGCCAGGGAACAGGCAAGGCAGGTGGCTCCGATCCTGATCTTTACGTTCCTGGAACGAGGAAAGTTTGATGGGCTGGCTTCCTTGACCTGGTGGCAGCAGGAACAAGCTTTGTGCAGGATGCCTCCACGAATGCTCAGGCTGGTTGATTGTGCAAAGTTGATCTCGACTTCGGTTCCGTCGAAGAGCTGAATTGTGGTTGTACTTTTGCGAGTCATATCGGTTGCCTCGCAAATTTCTAGTATAGGGAGTACCAGAACTTTCGGTCGGTTTACTCAAAAAGTTCTGGGCCCTATAAACAAAGGGCGGCGGCGTAAGCCGGCGGCCCAGTGTATCAAGACAGGCGTGGAATGTATGACAGTGCTTAGAAGGGGACCCCGTCCTCAGGCTCCCAGTAGCGGACCTGGGCGGTGGATCTGATGGGGGTAGGCCGCGTGGAACGTAAGCGGATCATCTCAACCTTGTTCTTGTCGGCCCACCTGACGTATAGCGGATCATGCCAGAGTTGGGCTCCAACGTACTCTCGGTCGATCCCGAGTTGCTCTCCGATCTCCTTGCACGTTTCCTCGAAGTCACGACCGGAGTTCCCTAACAAGGCTTTCCATGCCAGGAAGTCGATCTGGCGCTCCTCTTCCTCAGCTGGAGGCCGTCCAGTGATGGATAAAGTTCCTCCATTAGTAAGTTTGTACACACCCATGGGCAAATTATAATCCTCCGCCGGCCGCGACGTCGCCTAATGCGACTCAGCGCCGGCTGCTTGAAATGATGTCTGGCAGCAGACAGTCGGTTACTAGAACGGGCAGTCAGCTTCCTGAAAAGCTTGTGGGGCCTTGACCTTCTCAATCCTAGGCTTTCGTATACCTCTGGACTTGTGCGTCTTCTTTGGCGATTTTAGCAGTGTCCCGTCGAGTACCAGAGCCTTTGGGTTGCATGGATCTTGTGGGGCGGTGATGCAACGTAGGTTCTCTTCGAGGCAATGCTGGAAGTCCAGCCCCAATTTAGCCGAGAAGGGTGCAAAGGTCATAAAGAACGCTTGCTCCATGTCGGGATTCAGTCGCGGCTCGTAGGCTGGGAACCGGTCGTAGAGGAAGTACCCTTTTAGGCCTTTCAGCAGTTCTTCTATGCCCCGCCACTCCACGTAACCGTGAGTGGCTTTCGGTTTGGTCCCCAGCCGCTTGCAGTTATGTCCCTTGCTGTTCCTCTCCTTGGCAATCTTGATATGCTGCCGGATCGTCACATCAGCTGCCAGGATCAGGCTGGCTTCCCGGTCTGCCTCGATTTGAGCCAGGTTGGAGTCGGCCGGTCGACCTTGCAGATGGTCAGAGTCTGCTGGCAATTCCCAAGCTGGGTTTCCCCCATACTTCTTATCCGTACTTATGGGGGGACTTATCGGCCCGCCTTGAACCATTTCTCCGCAAGACGGGCCGATTTCTAAGCAAGACGGGCCGATTTCCTGGTTTGGGGGGAAAGCCTGGCAAGACGGGCCGATTTCCACTCCGAGGGGGTAAAACCAGCCATCTTCCTTGATCACCTGCCCGGCCTTGATCAGCCTGGCGGTGACCTTTCCCTGTGTCCTGGCGGGAATCCTGAATGCCCTTTGGATGTCGCGGGGCCGGGCTCGACCCTGCTGTGCAATGAATGCGTAAACCGCTTGGTCGTCAGATTTCTTGTACAAGTACCGCTTCTTTCAGGCTTCCTTGATCCATCCCGGTGATAGGCGGCAGCCTGGCCAGGCCGCCGCCCTCGGGATTTGGGCCAGAAGCGTAGGGCCCAAAGCTCTCACAGAATCTTTATCGGCATTCGAGTGCCCATACCAATAGGAGTATAGGTGTCGTGGAAAAATTCTCGCGGAGCGCGGCCGTTTTCCCGGTTGATGCCGACAAAGAATGTATGCAGGACACCCAGTGGTTTGACATCGACGACGCGCAATTTGATGAGCTCATCCGCTTGCAGCAGGAGCGGAAACCTCGCATCTTGCCAACCCAGAAACGACGTGGTAAAACGGTGGCCCGGGGGACGGCGAGAAAAGTGTCACGGGCAAGGCTGCAGCTGAAGGGCGATGTTTGCGTCATTGGCGGCATGTGGAAGGGCCGGCACCGAATCACGACGGAGGACGGTTCCCGCAAGTGGACGCCACGCGTCGAGATCTGCCACTGCTCGCTATCCAAGGCGGAGGCCATACAGATCTACCACGACCGCGTTTTGGACGCGGTCAACCGGCAGGGCCACGCTCCCAACGCCTCAATGCTGCTGGCTGACTTCGTGAAGAACGTCTTCCGGCCGCAGCATGTGGACCGGAAAACTCCCAAGGGCGCGGAGCATTTTGACGTGCAGCTGCGATGCCACATCGTGCCGGCCTTGGGTGAAAAGCCGCTGCGTGACATCAAGCGGGCCGACGTGCAAAAGCTGATCGACGACCTCCACACGCAGAAGCTCTCCTGGCAGAGCTGCAAGCACGTCGCCGCGGTCATCCACAAGCTGTTCACCTTCGCCGAACGGGAAGCCCTCTTCACCGGAGTCAACCCGGCCAAGTACGTCGTCCTGCCTCCCAAGAAGGTCAAAGCGCAGCATGTGCCGACGCCCGACCAGCTCAACGCTCTGCTTGGAGCACTGCACGGCGAGCTGAAATGGATGGTGCTGACTGCCGCGACCACTGGCCTGAATGCTGCGGAGTTACAGGGACTGAAACTCAAGCGGGTGAACTTGTCGGAGCAGACGATTTGGGACGGCGTGAATATCCCGAGCAATCATTTGCTTGTCGTCGAACAGCACATCCGCAACAAGCGAACGAAGGAGAGCGCCGGTTATACCGGATTGAAGGCGAGCACGAGATTCAGACTGGTAGGCATTCCTGAAAAGCTCCGGCCCATCCTCAAGGCTCACAAGGAACGCCTGGAGTTCACCGGCCCCGACGATCCGCTATTCGTTTCCCGCTACGGCACACCCTACGACACGCACAACGGCTTCCGGACGTTGAAGCGGGTCGCGACAAAACTGAAGATGCCCTGGCTAGGCTGGCACACCCTGCGCCGCTATGCCGCCACCCAACAAGCAAGCCTCGGCATGGAGGCCAGCGACCGCGTGTCCAGCATGGGCCACGCCGACCTGCGGATGACCGAACGCTACAACATTCAGGCCCTGGAGCGGCGCATGGATACACTTAACAAAGTGGCAGACCAGATTTCCCTTCCTGCATTAGTCAAGATTCCATAA